AAAAGGCTAAATTTGGTGATGAACAAAAGAAGATTGACGAAGATGCATTAAAAGCTAAAAAAGATTTTGAACAAAAAGCAAGAGAGTTAAGAGATGCAGCAATTGAAGATGAACTACAAAAAGATTTAGCAAATCGTAAAACTAAATACGAAAAGGATTTAGCTGATTTAGAAGCTGATAAAGAGTTTATTAAGAAATCTGAAACTGAAAAGGCAGATTTAAGAAAAGCATTATTAGAAGCATACAATAATGATGTTGATAAGATTGAAGAAAATAATAAACTTAAAAAGTTAGAAGAACAATTAAAGTATGATGAAGCAAGATTAAAATCATTACAGGAAGGCACTAAAGAATATTTTGCACAACAAAGAGTAATTGAAAACGATGCATACGAAGCTCAAAAAGCAAAAGCAAAAGATAACGCAACTGAATTAGAAGCAATTGAAATTGCACATAAAGCAGTTCTTAAGAATATTGACCAGGCTGAATTAGAGGCGAAGAGAAACTTACAATTACAGATTGCAGATTTATATGCAGGATTTGGTAGAAGTTTACAACAAATTGCAGGTAAAAATAAAGCATTAGCAATTGCAGGTTTATTAGTTGAACAGGCAGCAGGTGTTGCAACAATCATTATCAATACACAGAAAGCAGCAGCAAAAGCAGGATACTTTACACCATTAGGAATTGCAACATTAGTAGCAGGAGCAGCATCAGTTGTTGCAGCAGTTGTAGCAACTAAAAAAGGAATTGACCAAATCAATCAAACACAAATACCAGGTGGTGCTAGTGCAGGTGGTGGAACATCAATGGCTCAAGCAATGCCAACATATACGGGTGGTGGTGCAGGAAGTGCAACTATTCCACAAATTAATGCAAGTGGTGGAGCAAATCCAGCAACTCAAATATCTGAAACAATACAACAATCTTCATCAAAACCAATGAGAGCATATGTTGTAAGTGGTGATGTAACTACACAACAGGCATTGGATAGAAGAACTAACAAAGGTGCAACTTTTGGATTAGGATAGGAAATTTATAAAAACTAATGTTAAACATATATGAACGAAAATTACGAAATATACGAATTAGTAATGAGAGATGATGAAGATGAGGTCTTCGCTCTATCATTAGTATCCGAGCCGGCAATACAACAAGATTTTGTTTATTTCGGTATTAACGGAAAAGAGGTAGTTCAATTCGCAACAGCGGATGCAGATAAACATACTATTGTAGGCCCAATCTTAATTCCTGATATTAAGATATTAAGATTAAAAGATGATGGAACTCCTTACTATGTAACATTTACTAAAGAGACCGTTCAGAAATTAGCACAGAAATATATTAAAGATAATAACGCAAACAACATTACATTAGAACATCAGAAACCTGTAACAGGTGTGAGTTTGGTTGAGAGTTGGATTGCAGAAAGTGCTTTATACGATAAAGCAAAATCATATGGTTTAAATGTAAAACCAGGAACCTGGATGGGTGTTTTCAAAGTTGATAACAATGATATTTGGAATAACTTTGTAAAAACGGGAAAGGTAAAAGGCATAAGTCTTGAAGGTCTATTCACGCACGAGTTGATGAAAGCATCAAAGATTGAATTAGAATTTTTAGATAAAGATATTAACGAATTAACTGAAGATGAAGCAGAAATCTTTTTGGGATTGATTAAAAATACAATTAAGAAAGATAAAAGATATTCAAAGGGTGAAACACTTGTTGAAGAGTCACATTCAGATTATGGTTCAGCAGTTCGTTCAAATGCAAAAAGAGCATTGAAATGGGCGGAAGAACATGGTTGGGGTAGTTGTGGAACACCTGTTGGCAAACAAAGAGCAAACCAGTTGAGTAAGGGTGAACCGATTTCAGTTGATACTATTAAGCGAATGCATTCGTTCTTAAGTAGACATGAGAAGGATTTACAATCATCAACATCTTATTCAGATGGATGTGGTAAATTAATGTATGATGCGTGGGGAGGTAAAGCAGGATTAAGATGGAGTAGAAACAAATTAAGAAAGTTAGGATTGTTAGTTGAAGAAGAAGCACAACCATCAATCAGTTCAACATACCCTGGTGAAGGGCCTAAAAAGAAAAAAGATTATACACATCCGGCTTTAATCGGACAAAAAAAATAAACTATGGCAAGTATAGTAGAAATAGTATCGTATTTTAACAACGCAAAGCAACAGGCTATCGTTTGGCATCAACAAACTGATAGTTTTTCAGAACATAAAGCATTAGAAGAATTCTATGATGAAATCGTAGGATTGTTAGATGAATTATCTGAAAGTTATGCAGGTATCTATGGAAGATTATCACCTTATGAAGTTGATGATTTAATGGATTGGACATCTACTGATGATACAATAAAGTATTACAGAGGTTGTTATGATTGGTTGCAAGTTGAAAGAAAATCAGCACCACAAGATAGTTTCATTCAAAATCAATTGGATGAGATAACACAATTGTTAGGACAAACTCTTTACAGATTATCATTAAGAAAATAATGAATACAGCATCAGTTCATAACAAATTACAGAAGTTCGCACCTCAAACAATCTCTTTAAGAAGATTTCAAACCTTATTAGAGAGTTCTACTCGTAATAATCCAATAAGAGTTCAATGGGAAACCCTTGAAGGATTTACTGATTACTATTGGATGTATTGGGATGCAAACGCATATGTAGGTGGTGATGCAGGTGGTAGTGATACTAAAGCAGAAGAAGGAATGTTTAATATACAATGTTTAGGATTACAGCCTAAATGGAGAACACTTTCATTACAGACAGTAAGTAAGTGTAGATTTGAAAACCAATTATATTTAGTAAAATAATTAATTATGCCAGTAAACATAAACAAAGGTGAAACCGAACAGGAGTATATATCTCGTTGTATTGGTGAAGAAATAAACAGCGGATACGAACAAGACCAGGCAGCAGCAATCTGTTACTCCTATTGGAGAAAAGATAAAATGAGTAAGATAAAAGATACATCTGAAAAAGTAATGGCTAGAGTAAAGTTTGATACTGATTTCAGAGGTATTAATTTATTTGCAGAAGCAGATGAAGACCCTTGTTGGAGTGGTTACACACAATACGGGACAAAAGAATTAGATGGTAAGACCGTTCCTAATTGTGTTCCTGATAAAGAAGAGATGGCTAGAATACCAATTGAGATAGTGGGTGATAATGAAGAAAAGATATTGGAATATTTACCTGATGTAAAGAATGGTGAGATGGAAGATACATATCTTAATAGATGTGTAATCGTTTTATATCCTGAATATGTAGATGAACAAAAAGCATATTCACTTTGTGCAGATAAATATCAAAGAAAGATAACTGTCTCTGATAAAAGAAGCGTAGAATAAAATGTTTAACATATTTAAAAAGTTTAATTGTGATAAGAGATTATTACAATTAGAGTTAGATATTGAACATCAGCAAAAACAAATTGATGAGTTAAGAAATCTTTTATTAGCTCTTTCAACATCTTTGAATGAAGTTCAAACACAATTAAATTATCACATTGATAAATTCGGAAAAGGTATATAATGGCGAAATCTAAAAGTTCAAATAATAATAAAATAAGTTTCGGTAAAAGAAAAAACGGAAGAGCTCAAAAGAGTTTTAACAAACATAACCGAAAAGATAAACAACGATACGGATATACAAAAAATTAAACTATAATCATTTAAGAGTAACCGATAACCCTACTAATTTAGTGGGGTTTTTTGTTGTATATATGTATATATTACGATTTTTTATATATATAAATCGTTGAAAAAACCCCTATTTTCATAACTAATTGATTATCAACGAGTTATGCATTTAGGGTTTTTTAATGTATAAACCTTTAAAAATCAACAATTTAGGGGTGTGGATAACTTGTGGATAACTTTTTTTCAAAAATATTTGGTAAATTCAAAAAATGTTCGTATCTTTGGACTGTTCCAATTGATAAAAATAGGGTTATTTACATAACTCATTGATAATCAATCAATTGTGCATAACTCATTGAAAATCAATAAGTTAGATAATATTAAAAAAAAAGTTTAAAAATATTTGGTAAATACAAAAATATGTTGTATATTTACCTTGTAAGTTTGAGGGATTAAATATTTCCCTTTTTATTTACATATGTGATACACTATATATTAAAATCTTTTTATAAACAAAACCCAATTAGGTGTAAAAATTGGTTATACAAAAAACACAAAAAATATGGTTTTAAAAAACAAAACACAAAAGTTATCTCCTAAAGAATTAGGTATGATTTTGAAAGGTATGAAGTTTGTTGAAACAAATTCAACCAAAAAAGGTTTAGTAGAAGATTACTATTCAACCGATAGAGGTTATGATGAAATTTCTTTTATCATTCAGGAAATACCTGTTGAATGTGGTAGTAAAGGTAATTACGAATATCAATCATTCAAATTAGGTATTGGAAATGGAATAGGTGAAATTCTTACATTAGATTTCAATTCACCATTATCTTATATGGATAGAAAAACATTATGTAAGATAATCAAACAAAATTTGCAAGTAGTAAATGATATGTTAGATTTAGGATTTTCTAAATAATCAAACAATGGGGAAGTGAAATACCTTCCCCTATTTTAAATTTTATAAAACAAAAAACAAATAATATGAACAATTTAGTATCAAAACTAAAACAACAAATCGTTAAAAATGAACAAACGATTGAACAAAAGAGAAGTGAAACTCTTAACAAAGTGAACAAAATTTGTAATTCAGAAGAAATGAAAAAGGTATTGAAAGATACAGGATTTCTGATTGAAGATAGGGGAACATTTTTTGAGTATATGAAAAATAGAGAAAATCAAATTTTAACTTCAAAGTTCAAATCAACCGATGGTTTAGAATTTAAAATAGATTACACTTATGGTGATTATCATTCATCAATTAATCAACATTTAATCGCTAGATTTAAAATTGGTGATTGTAATGTGGATTATTCGGTAAAAGGTAAATTTACAATGAGTTATTGTAATAAGGAAGAAGATTTCAAAAAACTTAATGAATGGTATCAAAACTACGATAGGTATACCAAAGTTATTACTTCAACACCAATCAAAAACCTATTGGTTGTATTAAATGAATATGTTGTTGATTACAATAATTTATTGAATGATATTAATGAATATACTACTATTATTCAAACACTTGAACAAAGTGAAATAGAAGATACAATTAATGATTTTTTATCAAATGGTGGTGAATTAGAATTGGGTATTCACAAAGAATGTGATTGGGATTATGATGAAAATGATGAAAGGGTATTCCATCTTAACGATGTTAGAGAAACAATTGGTTTGGATTATAAAGATTTGAATGGTGTGAAAGAATGGGATACAATTTCAAAGATTAAAGTTCTTAACAAAGTGAAAGGTAAACAAAGTTGGGAAGTTGAATTGTATAGACATTCAAATAAGGATATTAATACTTTTACATATTATAATACAGGTATCATTACAAAACAAAAATTAAGTAATTTGATAGAAAGTATGATTGAAAGTAATAAGAAAATTGATACTAAAACTCAAAATAGTATTGATTACTATAACGAAAAAACTTCAAACCAATTAGTAAAATAATAATTAACAAAATGGTGAGTGTGGTGTAGGTTTTGCATTTTCCTACCCACACAACATCCATAAAATAAAACATAAGTTATGTATAAAACAAAACATCCTTACATTAAGGAAATAGATGGTGAAATGTATATTAACAAAAAGTATTTGAAAATGGTAGTTAGTATTCATAAAAAGAAAATGAGAAATAAATTAGAAAATTTAATTTATAAATTTGATACAACTGATATGGATAAAAGTGAATTTTTACAAAAACGAAACCAAATCGTTGGTGAATTAAACCGAATGGGATTATATCATAGATACTTAAGAAAGTTTTTCAATACAGAACAAATTAACGAATTAGTAAATCAATAAAGTGACAAAAACAACAAAACATCACATACAATCCACTACCAATGTGGGTTGTATAGGGTGTTTCAAAAATCGTAGTTTATGGAAGATTTAATACAAAAGTTAGAACAACGAATTATTGATTTAGAGAGGAGATTTTACCCTATTGAGAATATTATGTATGAACAATACGAAAAAGAAATAGAACTCCGTAAATCAACTCTAATCAATCAGGAAGGGTATTCCTACAAAGTTCAATACACATTGGAAACGGATAAAGGTAAAAAGGATATGATTGTTGAAGTGAAAGCGTATACCGAAAAACAAGCACTATTCATTTCCAATAGGGATATAGTTTATCCGAATATGTGTAGATTAAAAGATAGTGGTAAGATTAAATGGTTTAAAACAATTAATAAACAAATAGTAAAATAAAAAGTATGGTATTAACAGAACAACAATTTCAAACATTTCAAAGAGATGAACAATTAAAAAGAATTTTATTACCGAAGATTGAAAGATTGTGGATGTATGATAGTTCGTTTCCTTTATCACAAAAAGATATGGGTGAAAGAGCTAAACTGATTGAAACAATATGTTACACAATCGCAAATGAATGGATTGAAGAATAAAATAAAAATTATGACAAGAAGAGAATTTATTAAAGAGTTAATTAAATTATTTAAATTAAGAAACAATAGTTAGGTTTCCATATTATTCCTAACTACCCGGCATCAGAAATGGTGCCGGTTTTTTTATTTAAAAAAAATGCCCCAAACGGAGATGGCACAAACCGAATGGGGCGGAGAAGTAGGTTCACTTCGTATAAAATTAGTAAAAACTCACAAAGTATTCTTTAAGAACCTACACTATTTAACCAAACAAAATAAAAAAGTTATCAAAAAAATGAACTTTTTTTCAATTAAAATTATATTTATTACTATACACTTTATATACGATTTTATTTTGTATTATCAAAATTTTTTCGTATATTAGAGTATTAACAAACAATTAAAACAAAAACAGATGGCACTGATGAAAGAAATTGAGGGATACCAAAACTACTTCGTAGATACTGATGGTATCGTTTACACAAACAAAATCTCATTGAGAAACAACATTAAAGGTGAATTGAAACCTTTAACATTATCCGTTAAGAAAACAGGATACAAATACGCAAACATTTATTACGGGAACAAAGTTAAGGAAAGAAGTTCGTTAAGAGTTCATAGATTAGTATGGCAAACTTTTAAAGGTTCTATTCCTGAAGGATGGGTTATTGACCATTTGAATGGTGATAGAGGTGATAATCGTTTGGATAACTTACAATGTATCACTCAAAAAGAAAATATTAACAGAAATAAAAAATAAGATGGCAAAAAGATTTACCGATACTGATAAATGGAAAGATGAATGGTATACGGAGTTATCTAATGATTATAAAGTTATCTGGCAGTATTTGTTAGATAATTGTGATAACGCTGGAATATACAAACGAAACATTAAGTTATTAAATTATTATTGTAATACTAATGTATCAGCTGAAGATATACTAATAGTATTAAAAGATAGAGTAAGTTTAATATCTGATGATAAATGGATAATAAATAAATTCTGTGTATTCCAATATGGAAATGATTTTCTACAAAGTAAAAATAAAGCAGTAGTATCTGCTATTAATAAACTGATAGAAAATAAACTCTATGATAACTCTACCAATACTATATTGATACCCTATCCATACTCTATTGATACTCCCAAAGAACAAGAACAAGATAAAGTCAAAGATAAAGTTCAAGATAAAAATCAAGGAAAAAGATTAAGTAAAAGTAAAATAGAAGAATTGTTAGAAGAATTATTCTATGCTGATAAACCATCTGATATAGAAAATATATTAGATGATTTAAATGAAACAGGTTGGGATTACATATATGAAGTATTAGAAGCTACTGAAGATATGAAATATAAACTTAAACAATTAGTTCAGAATAAAGTTATCATATTACAAAACAATTAAATAAAATAAAATGAAAACAAAAATTAGTAAATGGTCAGTTTACACCATAGTAAACAATGAAAACAAAGTTGAATATGTAGGATGCACTTCAAATCCTAAACATAGATTTTACAGACACAAACATTGGTATCAACATTCAGGTATTGGTAAATTTGCCGGTAGAGATGATGTAAGAATGGAAATCATCAGAGAGTTTGATAATCGTTGGGAAGCATTAGATTTTGAAGAACAACTGAAATTAGATTTAGGTTTATCACATCTTTCAGAAAGAACAGGAACAGGTTTAATGCCAATCAAAAAGGTAATTGCATATTCAGCAACTAATGGTAATCAAATCGGTATCTATAATTCAATATCAGAAGCTGCAAGAAAGTTAGATATAGGATTTCGTTCTATATCAGCAAACATAAAAGGTAGATGTAAAGTTGTAGATAAAAAATATCAGTTCAAATTATTGGAAAATTAAATAATTATTAGTATATTAGAAGAAATGGCAAACTTACTTAAACATATTCAATTAGGAACTTATTTAGAAATCTTTCTGTTAATAATCACACTCGGTCAAAGTGAACGAATAGCTTTATTTATAGCTAAACGCTTCTTTGGCCGTAATGAGTGTGGATGTTGTGAGAGAAAAGAGAAAATGAATAGATGGACTAATCCGGACTATGATGGTAAGTGTAATCAGATTAAATTATAAACAAAAACAAATATAGATGGAACAACAACAAGAAACTTATTTCGCATTAAAATCAGGATTAGATGGTAATCCACAAATAGACGAGAACGCACTTTATTATATTGATTTCTCAAAACTACAAAGAATAGAAGATTTGATTTTAATTCTCGCAGCAATCGGCTTTACATTCTCACCAAAACACCCACACTTTGAATTATTAAAACCTTTTATGAATTTAGGTGCACCAATATTCCCTAATGGTAATCAACCTGTAAAGCATGATATTAGTTTACCAACTCTTAAAAAACCAAATGGAAATGGATAATCTTTATACAAACGAAGAGTTCAAAGAGTTAGTTCAATTCGCAGGAAGTATAACAACACACATACCTGAAGGTAAAGCAGGATATGTTTGGGATAACTATCGTAAGATAAACAACACAACGGAAAATCAACCCTGTATGTGTGGTAGTTCTGCAGGACATTGGCGCAAAGCAATGGATAGTATTAGAGAGTATATTAAACAAAATTCGGACAAGTATAATGGTTAATGAAGTGACAGGTAGTATACAAACACAATGTGATAAAAGATTAACTATACTATATCAGCAATCACATACCTGGTTACTAAAAGCATCTTATAATATTTGTAAATCATTTGAAGAGAGTGAGGAATTAGTAAGTGACCTTTACCTTTATTTAGCAAAAGAATGTAGGCCTGAAATATGGTGGGGTGATAGTTACAATTTAATCTATCTACAAAAGTTTTTAAGACATAGATGGTATAATAGGGTTGAGAAACTCAAAAGGTTTCATTATACGGATAAAAACGGGATATTTGAAGATACATACGAAGAATACGATGAGGTGAAGGATGAGGAGATAATGAAGGCCTATGATGATGTGATGAAAGAGTTACAACATCTACAAATTACTAAACTATGGCCACAAGCCCGTTTATATGAAATGTATTGGATGAGTGATGATACTCTTAATGAAGTTGCGAAAAAGATTGGTATATCAAAGAGCACTACATTCCTTGCAATTAAAAAGATACGCAATCATATGAGAAGTGTAGTCCAAAACCCATTCAATTGATAAGAGAAGAAGAAATATATTTTATGCATTACCCTGACCATACTGCTGAATTAATGATATTCAATAGATGGGGTGATATAGTTTTTTGGATAACGATAGAAGGATTGCATAACTACAAATGGAATTAGGTATGTTAAAAAAACATATAAAACATAATTAAGATGCCGTTTCAACCAGGAAACAAATTAAGTAAGGGTAGACCAGCAGGTGGATTAAATCGTTCAACTGAGCAAGCTAAATTAGCAATTGCAAGATTAGCAAATCAGGGTTTGGATGCGATTAGAGAGGATATGGAGAGAATACGAAAACAAAATCCAGCAAAAGCAGCTGAAATCTATTTGAGGTTATTAGAATATATCGTTCCTAAAAAGGCACAGATAGATATGAAAGCACAAATAGACCAAAATATAAAACAGATAAGTGTAAACATATCAGATGGAACTAAACATCAACACATCAAAGACATATAGGGATATACAAAATAGTAGAAGGATTTGCATTCTCCAAGGCGGGACGCGTTCGGGTAAATCGCATTCTACGCTACAATGGATATTAGTTCAAGCTCTATCAACTCCTAATCTTATCGTTTCAATTGTAAGAAAATCATTTCCTTCAATGAGAGTATCAATTATGCGAGATTGGATAATGATACTGAAAGATTTAGGTATATGGAGTGAAGAACAATGGAGTGCAACCGAACACATCTATACATTTGAAAACGGAAGTATGGTTGAGTTTATGTCCATTGATAGTTCTGAAAAAAGAAAAGGTAGTAGTAGAGATATTCTTTTTGTTGATGAAGCAAATGAATTAAGTAGAGAAGATTGGTTTCAGTTATTCATTAGAACACGCCAAAAGAGTATAATAGCATACAACCCATCATTCGGAACTAATCACTATATATTCACAGAAATACAAACACATCCTGAAGCAGACCTATACATTTCAACTTTCAGAGATAATCCATTTTTAGAGAAGCAATTAGTTGAAGAGATTGAAAGGTTAAAAGAAATAAATCCTGAATACTATAAGATATATGGTATGGGAATGCCTGGCAATAACATAGGAACAATATTCTCAATAAACATAATAGATGAAGTGCCAGAACAGGCAGAGTTTATTGCATTCGGTATGGATTATGGATTTAGTGTAGACCCAACAACTCTAATAGCAGTAAGTAAAATAGATAAGGATTTATACATTGAGGAATTGATTTATAAAAAGGGAATGGTAACGCAGGATATAATCAATGAATTAAAATCGTTGGATATAGATAGAAATGAGATATGGGGTGATAGTGCGGAACAAAGATTGATAGAAGAAATATATCGTTCAGGCTTTAACATCAAACCTGTAAAAAAGGGTAAAGATAGTGTAAGGTTAGGAATAGATTTAATGCAACAATACCGATTGAATGTAACAAAGAGTAGTGTTAATACAATCAAAGAATTTAGTGAGTATGTGTGGATGGTTGATAAGAATGGTAATTTTGAAAACATACCTGTTGATTACTCTAACCATAGTATAGATGCAATTCGTTATGTTGTGATGGAAAGATTAAATGCAAAGAAAATAAACGCAGGAAAATATTCAATTTCAATTAGATAAGTTATGGGAGGTTATGCAAAAGCAACACATTGTAAAGAGTGTGGTGTAGAATTTAGTGAAGCAAATCCAAAATCAGAACCAAGCAGATTTTGTCATCCATGTCACAAAGCATATAATAGGAAAAGAAGTGGTTGGAGAAGTAAGGCGGAAATACAAAACTTTAAAAGTATACACAATGATGAATACTATAAAAGAATAAGAGAAGAGAATGCGGAACTACAAAGTAGAGAAGAGTGGTTAAATAAGATAAGAGAAAGATTAGATAAAGCAATAACAACATTAGATAATGATTATAAAAGGACAAGAGTTTAGTTTAGAGCAAGTAGAAGCAATGTTTGATTTATGCACAGAGTTAATGAGTATAAACGAAACACAAAACGCACAACTGATTGCTTTTAATGCTAAACTACAAAACGAAGAGAAAAAGGTGAAAGCATTAGAGCAGAAATTATTTTTCCTATCACAAGCATTTACAAATAACACATATAAAGCATAATGAAAAAAGAAATTAGTATAACGATGCCTGAAGGATGGCAAGATGTAAAGTTAAAAACATATTTAGATTTAAGTAGGGATTTAGTGAACTATGAAGATGATGAGGAAGCACAGGTAGCTTTAATGTTGTATCACTTATGTGGTATTGATGGTAATCTATTAAAGCAGTTATCACAACAATCATTCAATCAGTTAAAGCATGAATTAAATACATTTATGCAACCTGCTGAATTACCATTACAAAGGATAATCACTATAAACGGAATTGAATATGGATTTGAACCTAACTTAAGCCGAATATCTTATGGTGCATATGCTGATATATCTAAATACGATACAGTCCAAATAGACGATAATTGGGCAAAGATAATGAGTATACTATATAGACCTGTTGTGAGTAGAAATGGTGAAACATATTCAATAGAACCATACGAAGGTGTAATTGATGAGAGTAAATTCTTAAACACAACAATGGATATACATTTCGGAGCATTGTTTTTTTTTGTTCGTTTGTCAAGGGACTTACTGAATTATACCCTGAACTCTACGATAGTGATGGAGAAATATCCACACTTCAACTCAATTTTGGCAAGAAGTGGAAAGCATATGCTACCATTGTGGAACTTGCCAACGGAGATATAACAAAGATAGATAGTGTGGTGAAAGAGCCATTAGAGAAATGTTTATTACTTCTATCTTATAAAGCTGATAAAGGATTAGTGGAAAAAATGATGCATGATGCGGCTTTAAAAAAATACAACTAAACCAACAACATTATTGAAAACCTATGTTAAAGATATAAAGTAAAACATATGTCTGTTTGGTCTAATTCTCGTAATGGTAATTTAAGATATTCTATTAATCGTCAAAACGCATCGGGTATCTATATTGGCCCTACAAGGGGTTTAAGTTCACCAAAGAATAATCGTAGAGGTTGTCTTTGTGTTAATGAAGATAGATATGGTAGGGATTGTTGTGGTGGTGCGTTAATATCACAAGGTATCGGTAGAATACAATCACCAGCAAATCAACAAAATCAATAATAAGATATGGCGATTTATAATCAACAACAATTAATTTCAGCAAGTAACGCAACCTACTTTACAAATGTGTATGGTGGTATTAGTGCAAGTGCTGTAAGAGATTTAAACTATTCGTGGATTAGTTCATCCGCTCTTTTATCAGGCTCTCAAACATTTGTTGGAGACCAGATTATTAGTGGTAATGTTAATATAGAGGGAACATTTACTTCATCACTTCAAACAGGATATCTTTTAGTTGGTGATGGTAGTGGTAAAACACAAGCAGTAGCAACATCATCAATAATAGCAAACACAGATACAGGTAGTTTATTAGTAACTGCATCTTTTAATGATACCACTAGAAATATTACTTTTACAAAAGGTGATAATACAACATTTAATTTAGGTGGGTTTGCAACAACAGGAAGTAACTCATTTACAGGCTCACAATCAATAAATGGTAATGTAACATTTAATACAACCGGTAGTGCAACTACTAATGGATTAACATTTCCAAATTCTAAAATACATCAAGATAACTTTTTAAACTTAAAAGGTTTAGGAAATGTTGGTGTAGATATATCAACTGATGGAAATGCAACTTCAACTGGTGTTAATATCAATTTAAGAAATACTAACAACAATGGTGATATTCAATTAACTACATCTAATGGTAATATTAAATTAGATGCAGGAACACAGAATATTAATGTATATGGTGCAGTAAATTTGATAAGTGGCAGTAATGGAGGTAAAATTGTTTTCCCTAATGGTTCACAATTAAGCGGAATTACAGGTGACCAATTTAAATTTACAGCAGGTAATGATGCATCAGCTCAATTCTTAATTAATTCTTCTTCTCAACCTCTTAATTTAATATTTGAAAATAGAGGTAATGCAGGACAAACACAATTCTTAAACATATTAGGAACTGAATTTCATAGTGCAAGTTCTTATACATTTAATGGTGGTAACGCAACATTCCAAGGTAATGTATACGCACCCAATATAACAGGCTCTACAATCAATACAGGAAGTTTTGCAACAACTGGCTCAAATACATTTATTGGAATTGAAACTATACAAGATGCAGGTGGATATACAACAGCAATCGCTCCTTATTCAGGAAGTTTAATATTTGTTGGTAAAACATATACATCTTCATCGTTTTCACATATAACATCATCAGCAACAGCAGCTAATTTTGTTAACTTTATTTTTAAAACAAATAATACAACTCCTAATTTAACAATTACGGGTAGTAATAATATTCTTAATCATCCTGCAGCAGCTGGTGCTGGTTTAAGATACTGGGTTGGTTCAAATAATATTTTCTTAAATGCACCACCACAGATTAGTGCTTCAATGACGCAAGTTCCAATTGTGATAAACAATAACTATGCTTTTGCAGCTACTACTTTAAGAGGGCCTGCTAGTTCATCTAACACAATTACTTATGCAGGAAATTTAGGTGTAGGTGCAACTGCTATGGGTAGTGCAGCAGCTCCACTTGATAAGTTTTCTGGCACAATAACAGTCGGTCAAAACATTTTAGGTAATTCAGTAAACCTTTTAGGTGGTATAACCCCTATAAGTGCATCATTAATATTTAGTTCAAACCAATCAACATTTGGCCCTACAACATTAAACCTTAATTCATCATCTGTATTTGCTTTTGGAAATATAATTGGTAATACAACCCTAAATAACAACTATTATCATACAGCTAATCCTGATAATAATCAGTTGTATATGTTAGCTAATATAATGCAGGGAGCTCTTATTAATACATCTGGTAGTAATTCAGTTGGTGGGAACAGAAGATTTTTAACTACAAACATAATCTTTACATCAAATGGTTTACAAAATACTCCATTCTCAAATGCAAGTTCATCAATCGCACTTAATCAAGAAGGTAGTGGGTCATCATTAGTAGGAACATTAGCAGTAGGTTTAGGATTTGTAATTACAGGAAGTAGTGCAGTTCAAGACCAATTTGCTCCATTTGGATTTTCTTCAGGAAGTGGTGGAGGTAGTGCATTTTTAGGAAGATTTAACGCAGCAGATGGTATAAGAGATAAATCAGCTGAAAATGTATTAGTAGTAGGAACGGGAACATCTTACTCAAATAGAAAGACCGGTTTATTAATTGACTCTGGCTCTAATATGTTTGTAGAAGGAACATTTAATGTATCTGGTAGTTCATCAATGACCGGTAGTGTAGCAGTGACAGGAAATCAAACACTTCAATCATATACAATATTGAGTAATGTATCAGCATCTCTAAACTTTTCAGATGATACGGCAGCGGCAGCAGGTGGAGTTCCTTTGGGTGGATTATATAGAAATGGTAATTTCGTAATGATAAGATTAACATAATAGAAAGATATGAGTTTAATATTAAATGCAAGTATTCAGGGTAACCAACAATTTACAGGTAGTGTAGATGTAACGGGCTCATTAAGTATAAACGGAACTTCTCTACCTCAAGCAGTAACACAGGGTGTGCAGGGTGTGCAAGGAACGCAGGGATTGCAAGGTGCTAATGGACAAAGTAATGCATATTTCAATTATCAAGCAAAAACAGGAACTACGAGTGGTGACCCTGCATCAGGACATTTGATTTGGGATAATGTAACACAAACATCAGCAACATCTTTTAATGTAAGTGATACTGATAGTAATTCAAACAATGTAGATATATTTCTTTCTAATATAGGTGTTGGAAGTATAATAGTATTGCAAGATAAAAACTCTCAATCAAATTATCAGCAATGGCAAATAACTTCTAAAACTGATAACTCAACATATTGGACATACGGAGCAACTTATTTAGGTGGTGGATATTCTTTTTCAAATAATCAGGATTTATTATTCATCATCGCAGCATATCCAACAGGCCCACAAGGAACACAAGGTATTCAGGGAGTGCAAGGATTACAAGGTATTCAAGGAATACAAGGTAATTCAGGAACAAATGGAAGTCAAGGTGCAACGGGAGCGCAAGGTATAACTGGAACTGCCGGCACTAATGGAACAAACGGTGCACAGGGAGCAACAGGAGTACAAGGAACTGCAGGCACCAACGGGACAAATGGAACGAATGGTAGTCAGGGTGCAACTGGCTCACAAGGCACTGCAGGCACAAACGGAACAAACGGAAGTCAAGGTGCCACCGGTGCACAAGGAACAGCAGGCACAAACGGAACAAACGGAAGTCAAGGAACAACCGGCTCTCAAGGAACTGCCGGCACTAATGGCACGAATGGTGCACAAGGAACTGCAGGAACTAACGGGACAAATGGTAGCCAAGGAACAATAGGAGCACAAGGAACAGCAGGCACCAATGGAACTAACGGAACTCAAGGCACGGCAGGAACAAATGGAACAAATGGAACTCAGGGCACGGCAGGAACCAATGGCACAAATGGTAGTCAAGGAACAGCAGGCACGAATGGCACCAATGGTTCGCAAGGAGCTACTGGAGCGCAAGGTGCAACAGGTGCAACGGGAGCAAGTGCAGGAATTACTTCATACACAAATCCTGGAGATAATAGAGTTATAACTTCTGTTAACTCATCTACAATAAATGCAGAAGCAAACTTAACATTTAATGGAAGTTTATTGACACTTGCAGGTGATATGACCGCAACGGGAGATATTACAGCATTCTATACATCAGATGAAAGATTAAAAGATAATATTATTCCAATAACTGATGCATTAGATAAAGTTCGTAAACTAAATGGTGTTAAGTGGGATTGGAATGATAACGCAAGAGAAACAACTCGTTCAACTGCAACATTTGGTTTAATAGCACAACAAGTAGAAGAAATAATACCTGAAGTAATAAGAAAAGATTACGAAGGATATTTGCAAATAGATTATTCTAAATTAGTTGCTTTATTAATTGAAGCAATTAAAGAATTGGAACAAAAAATAAAGTAATATGGCATTACCATCATCAGGTCAAATATCAATGACTGATTTCAGAACAGAAATGGGTCAAACTTCTTACAACAATTATAGTGTAGGTGGAATGGCTTATTCTCCATGGAATGGTAATGGTTATTGGTATACACCTGTTAATATTCACACATCAAATGCAGGAAAATATCCAGTTGGCCCAACAAGTCCAATATCTTTTTCTGATTGGTATGGATATGATAATAGTTTATATTATTCACCATCGGATACTTTTAGAGATATGGTTATTAATTGGGGAGGTGTATGTTATTCAAGCACATTAACTAAATTTGATGGCGGGACATCTAATACTACATACGATATTACTATATCAGGCTCAGCAGCAGATTTTAGTGGAATAGATTATGTAAGAGTTTATTATTCTCAACCATGGAATAGTAGTGGAACAAATACAGGAAGTTATGCACCAATTCACGAAGCATTTGTAAATCAAAGTGCATACAATTACACATTTACTTATACATACAACTACGATGCAGCTAGAGGAAGTAAAATATATATTGTTGCAACAGCAGGTTGCTATTAAAAAATAAATTATGGGATTTAAAGTAAAAGTAAAAACAGGAACACCACTTTATAATGTGACCGTTTATACGAGAGCAGGTAATGGATTATCAACAGCCGAATATAATGTTTATTATGGGCCAGATGGTAGTAGTTGGAACTATTTAGCCGGCCCTTTGAATTCAACTTCTTGCACACAATTATCAACAATAGATACAACATTAGGCCCTACAATTTATTTCAAATTGGAAAGGGATATTGGTGCAACGGATGTATTTTTTAATTATGCAACATCTCAATTTTGTCCATCTAATCAAGGAGTAACCTGTGTATGGTCAGTAACACCAAGCTCTAATATGGATGTAGCACTTACTGCATATGTAATCGGTGGCGATTTAGTAGATTGTTAATTTAACTATTTTTTCCAGTTCGGTTGTTAAATATAGATGGCAATAAATAATTTAGCAAAACGAGTTATAGAGAATGGTGGAATGATATATCCACTAACTTTTCCTACACAACAAAAAACAGCACTATTTAATCCCTCAATTTTAGTTAGAGGTGATAAAGTATTGATTAATATTAGGCATTGCCAATATACTCTTATTCACACAGATAGTAAGTTTGAAAGCAGATGGGGCCCTTTACTCTATCTAAATCCAGAAAACGATATTTCACTAACTACAACAAATTATTTAGGTGAATGGAAAGATAATCAATTGATTAATCCAACCTTAATTGATACAACTCATTTAGATGTAAAACCTTTATGGGAATTTGTTGGTTTAGAGGATTGTAGATTAGCAGATTGGAATAATACATTATATCTTACAGGTGTTCGTAGAGATACTGAAACTACGGGAATTGGTAGAATGGAATTATCTGAAATAAATTCTTATAAAGAAATACGCAGATACCGAATACCTACACCAAATAGGGTAGAAAGTTATTGTGAAAAGAATTGGATGCCAATATTGGATATGCCATTTCATTATCTTAAATGGTGTAATCCTGTTGAGATAGTTAAGGTAAATATTGGTGGTGAAACAGAGCAAGTATTTATCGGTAAAGAATTAGGATACACAAAAGATATGAGAGGTGGTTCACAGGTGATTACAATTGGTGAACACAGATTTTGTTTAGTGCACGAAACAGATTTTTGGAGAAATAATCAAAATAATAAAGATGCAACATATAGGCATAGAATAATTTGCTTTGATAAAGATTGGAACATAATAAAACGAACTGAAACATTTAACTTTATGACAGGTTTAATTGAGTTTTGTTGTGGATTAGCAGAATATAAAAATAAAATATTAATTACATTTGGATATTCAGATAACTCAGCATATCTTTTAGAATTACCTAAAGATTATTTCTTAAAATTAGTTTATGAAGGAATTGATTGATTTTATACAGCAACCTAACGATGATATTACTGCATATAATTTAGCGGAATGGTATTATAGTAAAGAAGATTATGCAGGAAGTATATCTTTTTATATCAGAGTGTGTGAAGTATCAAAAGATGATAATAGGATATATAAATCACTAATAAAAATTGCTTTAGCATTGTATAAGCAAAGTTGGAGAATAACTTATGTAAAAGGTTATCTATTACACGCTATATCAGTATTACCAAAAAGACCTGAAGGCTATTACCTATTAGCAAAAATATACGAAGAAAATAAGGAATGGCAAGAGTGTTATTCAATGTGTGAAATAGCAAAGAGTATATGTGATTTCAGTTATGTAGAAACTGATTTAGAGTATCCTGGCCATTGGGGATTTGATTTTGAAAAAAGTGTAGCGAGTTGGTGGATGGGTAGAGAAAAAGAGAGTATTGATTTATCAACTTATCTTTATGAGAATGTAGAAATGCCGGAAATGTATAAGAATGCGGTAATAGGTAATATTAATTTAGTTTATGGAACATTGGATTATCAAAAACCAACTTACAAAGATAACTACTCACAAGCATTTCAGGATTTATTTGTTCTACTAATTAACGAATATAAAAGGGATGGTAAGTATTTGGAAATAGGTGCATATCATCCATACGAACACTCTAATACCTATCTTTTAGAGAAAGAATATAATTGGAAAGGCATTTCATTAGATATAAACCCTAAAAGTGTAGTAAACTTTAATGCAAAAAGATTTAATGAGTGTATAGAAGCTGATGCAACGAGGTATAACTACAAAGAAAAGATGGATAGTTTAGGTTGGGGAACGGATTGGGATTATCTTCAATTAGATTGTGAGCCATCTGCAAATACATTTTTAGCACTTATGCAAATACCATTAGATGATTATAGATTTAGAGTAATTACTTATGAACATGATTGGTATTTAGAAAAAAGTATATATAAGGATAAGAGTAGAAGATATTTGGAAAGTATGGGATATGAATTAATCGTATCAAATGTTTCCGTAGATAATAAATCACCATTTGAAGATTGGTGGGTTCACAAAGAATTAATTAGTAATGATATTAAAGATAAATTTCGTTCAATTAAAGAAATAAATCATATAAAAGAATATATTTTTAACTACATATAAAAAATGTGGTGTTAAAGATAATAAAACAACTAAATAATATGAACGCAAAATCAGTATTAAATAGAATTGCTACTTTACTTATGAGTGAAGAAGTTAAATTCACAGATGCAAAAACTGCAGATGGAACAATTTTACAATCTCCAACATTTGATTTAGGTGAGTCAGTTGAAGTAATTGACGCTGATGGAAAGAAAACTCCAGCACCAGATGGTGAACACGAAATCGCATTAAAAGATAGTGAAGGTAAAGATGTAATCATCAGAATTGTAACTAAAGACGGTAAGATTACCGAAAGAGAAAATGTTGAAGAAGAACATCCTGAAGTTGAAGATGAAATGAACAAACAAATGGATGAAGAGGTAGTTGATAAAAAGGCAGAAGAGGAAACTCATATGGCTGACGAGAAGAAAGGTGCATTAGAAGTTGATGAAGCAAAAGCTTTACCAAACACAACTGATGAAGACCCTCGTAACAGAGTAGGAACTGACAAAGATGATATGAAAGACCCAATCATCGCATTATCTTATAAGATAGATGAGTTAGAAGCAAAACTTAAACATATGATGGAGAAATTTAACACAGCATTCCCTGAAGAAGGAGCTGAAGTTAGTTCTTTAATCCCATCAGGTGAAAATATGGCAGCGGTTGACCCAACTGAAGAAGATGAGGAAGAGTTACCAAAATTAGATGGTGCTCCAGTTGACCCATTAGCTAAAGAACAAAATTCAAAGAACTTCGGTAAGAAATCAGCAGATTATCAATCTTCATTCTTATCAAAACTTTATAGATAAAAATATTATAAACAAAAAAATTTATTCACAATGAACAAAAAGCAAAACTTTTTACAACCATCAATCACATCTACATATGCAGGTGAATTTGCTGGTCAGTATATCGCAGCAGCTTTGTTATCTGCAAAAACTTTGGATAACAAGTATGTGACTATACACCCAAATGTGAAGTATAAAGAAGTAATCCAAAAGATTGCTGTTGCTAACATCGTAAACGATGCTAGTTGCGACTTCACAACTTCTGGCTCTGTAACTTTAACAGAAGCAGTTTTGACTCCAAAAGAATTACAAGTTAACTTGGAGTTATGTAAACAACAATTCGTTCAATCATGGGAAGCTCTTCAATTGGGTTACTCAGCGTTTGACACAATTCCAAAAGATTTCAACGATTACTTAATCTCTTATGTAGGCGGTATCGTAGCTCAGGCAACTGAAATTTCTATTTGGCAAGGTAATAACGCAACCAACGGTCAATTCGGTGGTTTCCAATCAGCGTTATCAGCATCAGTAGCAGCTGGAACAACTTTATCAAGCGGTTCTATCACTGCAGCAACTGGTGTAATTCCTGCATTCAGCGGTTCTTCTTTAATTGGTGGCCAACCAATTTCTGGAAGTGTAACTTCAGCGAATGTTTTATCTAAATTAGATAGTGTAGTTAACTCTATTCCTAACGCAGTTTATGGTAAGGAAGACCTTTTAATCTATGTTTCTACAAATGTTGGTAAAGCATATCAGCAAGCATTAGCAGGTGGAGCGGTAGGTGCAAATGGTTGGAACAACCAAATGAACGTGGGTGACAAACCTTTCAACTTCAATGGTATTGAAATCGTATTGTGTCCAGGTATGAGTGATAACACAATCGTAGCAGCACAAAAATCTAACTTACACTTCGGAACTGGCTTGTTGTCAGATTTCAATGAAGTAAGAGTGTTGGATATGGCTAACATTGATGGTTCACAAAACTATCGTATCATAATGAGATATACTGGCGGAACAGTCGTAGGTATCCCAAGCGATGTAGTATACTACGGAGCATACTAATTTTTAAAATTAAAAAAACAATAACACTATGAGCTGTAATTTATCTTTAGGTAGACAAGAAGTTTGTAAGGAAAGTGTAGGTGGTTTACAAGGTGTATACTTTATGAACTATCCATCTTCTTCATACAATCCAACATTCACATTGGATGGTAATGGACAAGTAACTGCATTCCCTTCAGGCTCAGTAGTTTACTACTATCAATTAAAAGGCAATAGTGCTTATACTGAAACTGTCAATTCATCTCGCGATAATGGAACAACATTCTTTTCTCAAGCGTTAACTTTGAATTTAAAGAAGTTAACTCCAGAAATGACAACTCAATTAAAGTTAATGGCGTATGGTAGACCAGTTGCTATCATTTGGACAACAAATGGTGAAGCATTGGTTGCAGGTTTAACTAAAGGAACTGATTTGACTGGTGGAACAATTCAAACAGGAGCAGGTTTGGGTGACCTTTATGGTTATTCAATCACAATGACCGGTTTAGAACCTTTGCCAGCACAATTCATCAGCGGTTCAACTTCAACTAATCCTTTTGCAGCAGTTGGTAACGCACCAACAGTCGTAACAGGTAGTGCAGCTTAATCAGTAAGCACGATTGATATATAATTAAAGGGTATTCGTAAGGATACCCTTTTTTATTTAACTATTATTAAGATAAGTGGTGTTAAATAGAAGATAATACAAGATAATTACGAGATAATGCAAACATATTACCTATCAGGCTCTAATGGATTTACAATAAGAACACAACCTTTAGGAAGTGGGTCTTTAATACTTTCATTGCAAGATATGACAACACTACAAAATGAAACAGCAAGTTTAAGTAGTGTTTCGTATAATACCTATGAAAGTTTACTATCATTTACTGCAAGTATATCATCAGCAACAACAGGAAGTGAGTATAGAGCAACACTTATTGAAAGTGGCAGTGGTGAAAAATGGCATGGTTCATTTCAGGTATTTAGACCACAATCGGTAGATAAAGCTAATTATACAAATCAGAATAACGGATACATTTCAAATGTATCGGAAAACAAATACATAATTTTAGATTAAGATGGATAAAAAATTTCAACAACACTTTTCAATTGTTAATTTAGGAACACAAGATTTACCTAAAGTAATGGAAGATACTAAAACGAGATACCAATGGGTGCCGTTTGGAGTATTTGGACAAGATGATTTCTTTCAAGCAGTATCATTAGCACATAATTTATCAACAACATCAGCAGCATGTATTGAAGGTATTGCTGATTTGATATATGGTAAAGGTTTATACTCTAAAAAAGAAGAGTTTAATCAAACATTACAGAAATTATTACCACAGGAAGAGGTTAAGAGAGTAGCATTTGATTTAAAATTATACGGAAATGCTGCATTTCAGGTATATTGGAATGATGAACATACTAAAATCATCAAATTATACCATGTTCCTGTTCAATACTTAAGAGCAGAGAAGATTTACGCAAATCCAAAGATTGAAAATTACTTTTATTGCACAGATTGGAATGACCAAAGAGCAGTTCGTAATAAAAAAAGAATACCTGCATTTGCAACATCTAATGAAAAGTGTGAAATACTTTATGTAAAAAATTATTCACCTAATCTTTATTATTATTCCCTACCTGATTGGGTTTCATCATTACAATTTGCATATGTAGAAGCAGAATTAAGTAATCTTCACTTAAACAATATTGAAAATGGTTTCTTACCAGCAGTTTTAGTGAATTTCAATAATGGAACTCCGGCTCCTGAAGAAAGACAAACAATTGAGGATTTGATGCAGGCTAAATTTACAGGCACAAGAAATGCAGGTAGATTTATGTTATCATTTAACGATGACCCATCAACAAAACCAACAATTGATAAAATTGAAACAGATAATTTGCATGAGAAATATGATTATGTTGCAAAATACGCACAAGATAGAATATTAGTTTCTCACAGAATTACATCACCTCTTTTATTTGGTATAAGAACTGAAGCAAATGGTTTTAGTTCACAATCAGAAGAGATGATGACAGCGTTTAGTATCTTACAAACAATGACAATTACACCATTTCAAAACTTAATCTTAAATACTTTAGATTTTGCATTAGCAGAAGGTGGATATGATGATTTGCAATTATACTTTGACCAATTAACTCCATTAGCAATTCTTTCTCAACAAGCAGAAGATACAGGCAAAACTATTTCTGAAGTTGCAGATGAAACTAATAAAGAAATGGAAAACCCAGCAACAACTGAAGATAGTGGTGATGAAACAACAACTGATATTAATAAACCAACACCAACTCCACCATTAGGACAGGGGCCTGGTGAAAGTACGAGAATTGTAAACGCATCATCAGCATTTTTTAACAAAGAATACGAAATATACTAATATATGAGCTACGCACTTTTTATCAACAGAGATGATATTATCAAAAATACTCCATTACAGGGTGCAATTGATGCAGATGCATTACTTCCCTTTGTAAGAACAGCACAGGACAAATACTTAAAAAATCTTTTAGGAACTGTCCTATTTGAGTATTTACAAGCACAAATAACTGCAAACAATGTAGATAATTTGAGTATTTACTACAAAAACCTATTAAATGATTACATTAAAAATACATTGATATGGTATAGTTGTGTAGAATATATTCCATTCAGTTCTATTCAGTTTAAATCTAATGGTGCAGTTAAACAACAAAGTGAACAGGGTGTATCACCATCTAAAACTGATGTTGATTTTCTTTTACAAAAAGCACAGGAGAACGCAGATTATTACGCACTTCGTTTACAGAACTATTGTATAGCATATGTAAATCAATTACCACAATACTTACAAAGTGTTGGTAATCAAACACAGATTTATCCTGACCAAACAAATCAGTATCAAGTAAACATAGTCCTATAATATGAGTTTTTTACAAAATAACGCCGGTGTAAATTATAGTTTATACTATAATATTTTAGATTACTTCAAAACAATAATGGTAAATCATCCATCTATTGCACAAGTT